CCCCGCAGCAGTGGGCGCCTCCGCGCCGGTAGTTGCGCCGTGACCATTCCGTGATCTACCCTTGGCCTCCACGACGCATGCCCGGAAACAGGCAGCGTCACGCAGCCACTGCGGTGGCCGTCCAGCCCTAGCCCCCAGCCACCGGCCGGGGGCTTTGTGCTGCCCAGACCACCGAGGGGGTGAGCCCGTGTGCCGAAGCCGCTCGATGCCGCCGTACGGGCCGCCATCCTCACCGACATCCGCGCCGGCACCCTCAGCCGCAACGCCATCGCCCGCGCCCATGGCGTCAGCGCCGGGACCGTCAGCAACATCGCCCGCGACGCCCAACTGACCACCGCCTTTGACCGGTCACAGACCGTTCAAGCGACGCGCGCGAGGGAAGCCGACACTGCCAGCGCCCGCGCCGACCTCGCCGCCCGCCGGACCGCGCTCGCCGAAGCCCTCCAAGACGACGCTGAGCGCCTGCGCGTGCAGCTCTGGCAGCCCTGCGTCTACGGCGAGTTCGGCGGCAAAGAGAACGTGTGGTCACAGGTCGACCTCGACCTGCCCCGGTTCGGTGATCAGCGGCAGATCCTCGCGTCAGTCCAGACCGCCGTGAACACGTCCGCGAAGCTCGTGCCGCCTGCTGACGGCGGCCCCGGCGTGGATGACGCCGTGTCGATGCTCACCAACCTCGCCGCCGGTATCCGCCGCATCGCCGAGCAGGAGGCCGACAGCGGGGAGTGAGCATGCTCGACACCCTGCCGCTGTCCCCCAAGCAGATCCGCTCCATCGCCGAGTCCGAACGGCACCGCCTGTCCGTGTGGTCGGGCGCGGTCCGGTCAGGCAAGACCATCGCGAGCCTGATCGCGTTCCTGATCGCCGTGGCCGGCGCACCATCATCCGGGCTGATCATCATCTGCGGCAGGTCGTTGCAGACGATCGAGCGGAACATTCTGGACCCGCTCCAGGACGCGGCGCTGTTCGGGCCGCTCGCACGCCTCGTGGTCCACACCAGGGGCGCCACCACCGCGGTGATCCTCGGCCGGACCGTGCACCTCATCGGCGCATCCGACGCCCGCGCTGAGGGCCGCATCCGCGGCGCCACCGTGTACCTCGCCTACGTGGACGAGGCCACACTGCTGCCCGAAGGCTTCTTCAACCAGCTCCTGGCGCGCCTCAGCGTGCCCGGGGCGCGCCTGCTGGCCACCACCAACCCGGACGGGCCCGCGCACTGGCTCCGCAAGAAGTTCCTGCTACGCGCCGGGCAGCTCGATCTCGGCACCTGGCACTTCACCCTCGACGACAACCCCGCCCTCGACCCCGCCTACGTCGCGGCACTCAAGGCCGAGTACGTCGGCCTGTGGTACCGCCGCTTCATCCTCGGCGAATGGTGCCTCGCTGAGGGCGTCGTCTACGACATGTGGGATGAGCAGCGCCACGTCGTCACCGACCTGCCGCCCATGCACCGCTGGCTCGCCGCGGGCATCGACTACGGCACGCTGAACCCGTTCGCCGCCGTCCTCATCGGCCTCGGCTCGGACGGTGTGCTGTACGCGGCGTCCGAGTGGCGCCACGAAGCCCGGGTCACCCGCCGGCAGATGACCGACGCCGAGTACTCCCGTGAGGTGCGCGGGTGGTTGGACGGCCTCCACGTCCGCCCGGAGTGGACTGTCGTGGACCCCTCGGCCGCGTCGATGATCGAGCAGCTGCACCGCGACGGCATCACCCCCGTGGGAGCGGACAACGCCGTCATGGACGGCATCCGCACCGTGTCCAGCCTGCTTGCCGCCGACCGGTTCAAGGTCCACAAGTCCTGCCACGGCCTGATCAGCGAGTTCCCCGCCTACGCGTGGGACGACAAGGCCGCCGAGGCAGGCGAGGACAAGCCCGTCAAGGCCGAGGACCACTCGCTTGATGCGGCCCGCTACGCCCTGCGCACCACCGAGGCCCTGTGGCGCCCGCACGTACCCCTCGCCGCCACCGCGGCCTGACACCCGGAGGCCGCCATGCCGCGCCCCAACGTCGTCGTGCGCCTCGACAAGATCGGCCGCGGCGACATCACCATCGACGGCAAGCGGCTGGAGGGCGTGCGCGCCGTCACCGTGAAGGCTGAGATCAACTGCCTGCCGGTCGTCGTGATCGAGCTGCTGGCGGACTCCGTGGATCTCCAGCACGGCGAGACCGAGGGGGCGCACTGATGGCCGCTGTCGGCGCTATCCACCTGCCCGTGCAGCTCACCGTGGGCGACGCCACATCCGAGGTGGGCACGCTCGTGCTGCACGTCACGCCCGAGGCTAAGCCGCACAGGGACATCCGCACCGAACTGGCCGCGCTGCTGCGCGGCGTGGCAGACCAGCTTGACGCCAAGGCCGCCGCCGAGGGGGTGCCGGATGCCGCTGCCGACCGGTGACATGCAGTGGCCGCCCACCGACATCACCGTGCAGACCGCATACGCCGACTGGGACGCCTGGTACGCCGCCGACCCTGACCGGCTCATGGACCGGTACGCCAACCGTGGCGTGCGCGAACTGCCCGAGATGCGGCCCGTGCAGCAGCGGGACGGCATCTGGGGCCGCCTGGCCCGCTGGTTCTGGGGCGCGCCGATCCCGGCTGGCGAGAAGCGCACGTCCATGCACGTGCCGTTGGCCGCCGACATCGCCCGCACCTCCAGCGAGCTGCTGTTCTCCGAGCCCCCGAAGCTCATCGCCGCCGAAGGCCAGACGGCCACGCAGGACGCCCTTGACGCGCTCGTGGACGATGGGCTGCACCCGGCGCTGCTGGAGGGCGGCGAGATCTGCGCGGCCCTCGGTGGCGTGTACCCGCGCATCGTGTGGGACGTGACGGTCAGCGACCGCCCGTGGGTGGACATGGTGGCCGCCGACCGCGCCGTGCCCGAGTTCGCGTACGGGCGGCTGCGCGCCGTCACGTTCTGGACGGTGCTGGAGCGCGACGGGAAGACCGTCGTGCGCCACCTGGAGCGGCACGAGCCCGGCCACATCTACCACGGCCTCTACGCGGGCACGCCGACGCAGCTCGGCAAGGCCCTGCCGCTCACCGCGCGTGACGAGACCCGCAGCCTCCAGCCCGACGTGCCGACCGGCACGCAGCTGCTCACCGCCGCGTACGTCCCCAATGTGCGCCCCGCCCGCGCGTGGCGCAACCGCCCGCAAGCCGCAGGCCTCGGGCAGTCCGACTTCGCGGGCATCGAGCCCGTTTTCGACGCGCTCGATGAGGTGTACTCCTCGTGGATGCGGGACGTGCGGTTCGGCAAGGGCCGCATCATCGTCCCCAACTCGATGCTCACCAGCAACGGGCCCGGCCAAGGTGCCAGCTTCGACATGGAGCGCAGCATCTTCACCGGGCTGGAGATGCTTCCCCGCCCCAGCGACAACGGCAAGCCGTGGGACATCGCACAGTTCGCCATCCGCGTGACCGAGCACCGCGACACCGCCCGTGAGCTAATGGAGGTCGCCGTCCGCCAAGCCGGCTACTCCGGTGCCAGCTTCGGCCTCGACGGCGACGGGCAAGCCGTGACCGCGACCGAGGTCAAGGCCCGCCAGACCCGCAGCCTCACGACGCGGGCGCGCAAGGCGTTGTACTGGCAGCCCGCCATGCGGCAGATCCTGCTCGCCTGGCTCGCCATCAGCGCCGCGCAGTTCCACGTGCCGGGCCTCGACATCACCGAGGCGCCCGACGTGGAGTTCCCGGACGGCATCACCGAGAGTCAGCAGGAGACCGCCACCGCCCTCCAGCTCCTGGACGCGGCCCACGCAATCTCCACGGAGATGAAGGTGCGTGCGCGCTGCCCGGAGTGGGACGACGACCAGGTAGCCGCCGAGGTCGCCCGCATTCACAGCGAGAACGCCGTGGGCCCGCTCGCGGACCCGGCTGCGATCGGCGAGGGCGGCCACGGGCTGCCCGGCGGTGACCCGGCTGCGGCCTGAGCGGAGGCACCATGCCCGTCTCACCGGCCGACACGATCGACCTCGCCCGCGCCATCAGCCGCATCTACGAGGACGCCGAGGACGCGCTGTTCGGCCTCGTCTCTCAGGCGCTCGCCGAGGGCATCGACAGCCCCCGGTGGGCCGAGGCCAAGCTGCACGCCATCGGCGACCTGCGCAGGGCCCTGGAGGACGTCACCCGGGCGCTCCAACGCGACGCCACGGGCGCAATCAGCGCCGCGGTGGAGGAGGCGTACCGGCGCGGCGGGCAGTCCGCCGTCGCTGAGCTGGGGGCGCTCGCCGAGGGCCACCGGGCGTTCGTGGCCCGGCACCTACCCGGCGCGTCCGCCGCCGACCGGTTGGCGCGCGCAGCCGTGCAGGAGCAGGGCCCGACGTGGGGCCGCATCCTCCGCGAGCCCCTGGACATCTACCGCAGCGTGGTCGCCCGCGTGGCCGCCACACCGCTGCTCGGTGCGCTGACCCGCCGGCAGGCGGCCGGGCGCGTACTCGGCGACTTCGCGGCGCATGGCATCAGCAGCTTCACCGACGTCCGCGGGCGGCGCTGGAACCTCGCGAGCTACGCCGAGATGGCCGTACGCTCCGTGACCGCCCGTGCCGCGATCACCGGGCACGTGGAGCAGCTACAAGCCCTCGGGCAGCACCTCGTGATCGTGTCCGACGCGCCGCTGGAATGCCCGTTGTGCCGCCCCTGGGAAGGGGAGGTGCTGGCCATCAACGGCCAGTCCGGCCCGCACACCCTGCGCCTGCCGCGCGCCGACGACCCCGGCACCCTGTTCCGGCGACCCGAGACCGTCGCCGTGCACGTCGCGGGCAGCCTGCCTGAGGCGCGCGCCGCCGGCCTCTTCCACTGCAACTGCCGGCACAACCTGTCGGCGTTCCTGCCGGGCGTCACCGTCCGGCCTCAGAGCCCGCCGCACCCGCACGGTGCGACGTACGCAGACACGCAGCGGCAACGCGACCTTGAGCGCCTGGTGCGCGCCTGGAAGCGCCGGTCCGTTGCGGCCATGACCGACGCGGACCGCCGCAGGGCGAACGCGAAGGTCCGGCAGTACCAGGCCCGCATCCGCGCCCTCGTGGCCGAGAAGG